TTATAACGTTTCCAATCCAAACCAAACTCTTTTGACATTACATAGTCCGTATATTCTTCACTTCCATCAATGACTTTATACCCTCTGACTATTTTTTTATAGAGTCCTGTAGAATTTTTTTTTTCCGGCATATAAATTTGAATCAATTCACTAGCTAATGGCATAACCATTTTAGAGGAGAGCTTTCTTATATTGTCCTCATTACATGGCATTTCTACACCATCTTTACTTTTAAAGTTCCATTTCTTTACAACTGCCACTAAGAAATCTAAATCAGTTTGCTCACCCTTTGCAAATAAAGTTTTAAACTCTACATATGACATACTTGCAGTCACTTCTACAAATAAACCATCTTTTAAATCAATCTTTATTAGTGAATCATCTACGAAAATATTATCCATATTTTTTACTTTTTTAATTAATATTAGTAGCTTGCAGTTGTATTTGTAAGAACCACATTGTCAACTATCAATCCAGTTGCACAATCAATAGTCGCTTTAAATGTAACTTCTTGCTCAACTAAATCATCAAGTCCTTTACTGTTTGATATTTCTTGAAAGAAACATTTGCTCAAATCCATCGTGAATCCAGGATGCGAAGCTACACCGATATCAACATCACCATTTTGTAGTGATAATCTAAGTGCTTTATGTGATCCATTTAGTTGTAAATCTGTATAAGTTGCATCGTCCATTAGTAAAGAAAATTTACCAGTTATGCCGAACGTACCACTTAATATATCAGCAGGGTTTAATTGACCTAGTACAACGTTTGGAGTTGCAGCGCATGCAATTTCTACCGAAGCAGTTTTTACTACTATTACTGAAGCAGCATCTAAACCAGCAACATCATCAGCCATTTTAATACTGAAATCTTGTGGCCTAAAAACATTTTCCACAGGACAACTAGCAGAAAGCGTTTTTGATTCTCCAGAAAATGAAGTCAACCCAAGACTATAATTCATTAATTTACCAGCTTCAAAACTGATTGAAATTCCTGAAGAAACAGCATTTGCAAAACTTCGATCACCATTTGGTGTATCCTCAAACACTGTTAACGTTTGTCTTTCACTTGTATTAGTTAGTGTGAATGTATGATCATATACAGCAGTCTCACCACCAGCAGCAGCACTTGATACAGCACCTAGTGTAGACAGCAAAGGTAATCCAAAAGATTCTGACCCGATTAAGAAATCATAACCGCCTTCAGCATGTTTAGATACAACCTCACTACCTCTAGAATCAACAACTGAACCACTACCACTCACATTGTCAACATATGTAACAACATCATCATGGTTGATAGCTTCCCATTGTAACCAAAAATCTGGCGTTGCTATTGCTGTTCCTCTCACTGCTTCTTTTGCTAAACCTATTCCATTTAGTCTTCCTAATTGATTAACCATATTATTTTTTTAGATTATATTTTTCTGTTGCCTCTTTTAGATCCATTGCTTTTATTATAACATTTTTATCTGTTTCAAAAAAAACAAAGTCTTTCATAGGTTGTTTTTTTACTTCTTCTTTTTTAACAACTTTTTCCTTTTTTTCATCATTCATTACTGTTTTTTTAGCTTTATCCATATTTTTTTATTAACAAATTGAATTATATTCTTTTACAGCTATTTCTATATTAACATAAAATACGTTAATTTGCTCAAGTTCGCCTATTTGTAACGGAGATCCATTTGCAGTCATCATTGAATACGATGCTCCACTAAGCGTTGTGTTTTCTTTTTTCCTAAATTCAGCAAGAATTGCATCTGTAATGTTTAAAACTTTACTTGTTTGTTCAACATCATTAAAATCACTTTCCTTTTTTTCAACCATTACACGGATTGTATATGTACAGTTTAAAATGTTTCCCGCATTTGATCCAATTTCTTCACTAAATCCGCCCAAAATAACAGCTACAGCAGGAGTTACATTGATAGACGTTGGTGCATCATAATAAACAGCATTAAATCCAGCTGCTACTTTTATATTATCTAACAATGATACTATCTGTGTTCTAATACTGATTAAACTCATAAATTTTTATTTAAATATTGCATCTATATTCTTTTCAAACGTTTTAACAACCTTCTTTATATTCTTTTTATACGCTCCTTCCATGTATTTTCTAGCCTTTATAACAACACTTTTGACCTTTACCCAATTCCCTGACTTTGTTCTAAAATGTAAATACGGTTTGTTTTTAGCCTTTATAGTTCCACCATATTCCTGTATCGCTGCATAAACCAGACTTGTCCCTATCTTTGCATAATGATGCCCATGAACCTTAGTTGTTATACTTTTGCTTAATTCGCCAGTGTCTAGAGGTGCTAGTTTTTGAGCATCTTTCTGAACGAATGCAGAACTTTCTTGTAATGATTTTTTTAATGCATTCCGTGTTTTTTCCGGTGCAAGTGCAAGCATTGTTCCCACTTTTTTCTGATCAATCTCGATACTAAGCATCTTGGTTTATTATTAAACTACTTTTCTCTAATCCATTAAGGAAATGTTTCTTTAACCCTGTTACATAATAGTCACCAGCCAAAAGTGTAGGGAATGCAATTACAATTTTATCATGCCTTTCAAAATCTTGTGAATCTGTTTGCACACTATATGTGTCAACAGCATAATCAACACCCAGCATCGCACTCTTTTCAGCTGTTAATGGCGTCATATAGCCCGTTACATTCTCAAGTGTAGGCGTAGTGCTGTATTTCCTTTCGCTCCCCTCTGTGATCCTCCTGTATGTCGTAAAAACCATGTTTGTTCTCATAATGTTTGTGCTTAATAAGTTGCTGCTGCATTTTCGACTCTTATCCTATTTTTTTCCAAATAGTTTCCCCTATACTCTTCTAAAATATTAGCTATTTCAATAGGTGTTGTATTTGATATAGCTAAACTTAAATCTAATACATCTTGCGAATTATATCCGATTGATTCCCTTTTATTAAAAGCACTAATAACCATCATAATCGCACACCTTTTTAAATCCTCTGGAACTTCAGTTGTTAAATATCCTGCCGTATATGAAAATTTTAAATTCATAACACCCCTAGCATAAACACTTTTAGTATGAATAACACTGCCATCTATATCAATATTTGATAAATCTTGATCAGTGTTTTCAACCCAATTAAAATCTGTATCCTTTACCTCAATTTTTGTAAGTGTTCTAACAGGTTTGTACCTAGTTCTAATTACAGGAACATTAGCACCGTCGCCAACCTCATTTGAAATAGATACATACTCTGTATCATTACCGATAACGACACCAGTATATGATTTTATTTCTGCCTCAACTTCATTTATCAACTGTGTAAACAGAGTGTCATAACTTGCAGGTACTGTTGTTCCATATAAATATGTCTTTATTTCGTCTACTGTTACAATCATATTTTTTTATTAATAATATTAATACTGATTTTAGTGTATAACATATCAGGACAATAGGGAACAAAACGCTTATTTTATTATGTTATCCTTGTATTGTGTACCTGATAAATCTCCGTTTAAACTCCCCAAACTTTCCTCTGCATCAATAATTGTGAGTATCAACATTGAGCAATTAACCTCTAGGAAAGCATTAGCCTTTTCCCTTACTGAACTAAAAGAATTTCCCTGGCAAATTCCTCTAATAGAATCCATGTACATCTCTACTTTACTCTGATGCCACTTATTAAATTTATTAGTTACAAGTGCTATTTTATCTTTATCTAGTTGTAGTGTGTCTTTCCACTCTCTTTGATAACCTTTTACGAAGTTTAATGTCGCCCTTTCTAGAAGTGATTGTAATTCATTGTCACTCATCTTGTCATTTCCCATTACCATTGCTTCTCTTAACCCATCCTCCCAATGTTTAAATTTGATCTGTAATATATCCCTGAACAATTCAGTCCTACCTTTACAATACACCTCATTATGATAAAGTTTTATGTTTGGGATTCTGTTTAATAGTTCATATTCAACAAGGTTAAAGAACCTGTGTTTTTGTGGATTTGATACCGGGGTTTCGTCTAGTTTCTTTTTAAAATATAAGTACGTAAGAAATATTGCTATTGCCCCAACTCCGAGTAGTCCTGCCTGTGATATGTATTCTATTGTCATGTTATTTTTTAGTTTCTTTTTCTTCAATTTTTTCTAGTTGTTGTAGCTCAGCTATTAGCTGAAAAACTTGTGCATATGGTTGTTGAGCCATATAGTTTACAACCTTTTGTAGTGTTTCTTCTGTAATTTTAAACATAGTTTTTTTAATAAGTTTTAAATGTGTAGTTTATTTTAAAGGGAGGAACTACAAAACCTCCCTATATTAGTAGTCTTAATGTACGACTTTTAGTGTATCTCCTGTTCTATAAAAAGCTCCAGCTGTTAAACCGCCTGCTGTTGCTGTTGTATTGTTTGTGTATTCAGGTAATCCTGTTACTTGTAGTTTAGAAGTAGGACTAGTTGTTCCAATACCTACATTACCAGTGAAGCTCTTTTCGCCGTGTTCAATTTTATTGGATTGTTCATTCACAAGCTGTTTACCACTGGTCATAACTCTGTTACCAGTACCAGTATCACTAGTGGTTACAAACATTCCGTTACCATACGCCACGCCACGCCAATTATTATTTGCAGCACTTGTTCTTGAAGTCCAATTAATACCATCTGGTGAGGTCATAACTCTATTACCAGTACCACTATAAGCAACGGCTACAAAAAGTCCATTACCATACGCAACGCCACTCCAATTATTATTTGCAGCACTTGTTCTTGAAGTCCAGTTAATACCATCTGGTGAGGTCATAACTCTATTACCAGTACCAGTATAAGCAACGGCTACAAAAAGACCGTTACCATATGTAACGCCACGCCAACGATTATCTGTAGCACTTGTCCTAGCAGTCCAATTAATACCATCTGGTGAGGTCATAACTCTATTACCAGTACCAGTATAAGCAACTGCCACAAAAAGACCGTTACCATATGTAACGCTAATCCAATTATTATCTGCAGCACTTGTTCTTGAAGTCCAGTTGATACCATCTGGTGAGGTCATAACTCTGTTACCAGTACCACTATAAGCAACTGCCACAAACATTCCATTGCCATATGTAATGCTAATCCAACGATTATCTGTAGCACTTGTCCTAGCAGTCCAATTAATACCATCTGGTGAAGTCATAACTCTGTTACCAGTACCAGTATAAGCAACTGCCACAAAAAGACCATTACCATACGCAACGCCACTCCAATTATTATTTGCAGCACTTGTTCTTGAAGTCCAGTTGATACCATCTGGTGAGGTCATAACTCTGTTACCAGTACCAGTATCACTAGTGGTTACAAACATTCCGTTACCATATGCAATACCATACCAACCATTATTTGCAGCACTTGTTCTAGCAGTCCATTTAGTTCCAACGCTTGTTATATCACCAACAACCTCAAGTTCTGTTGTTGGTGCATCTGTTCCTATACCTATTTTCCCAGCAAACGCCATATCACCTGCACTATTGTCTTCTGCAGTATTTTCTAGTGCTGTAAAATATTTATGATAATTTGAACCATTCGGTGTAGTCCATAACGTCAATCGATTACTGTCATCACCCGCCCTATTAGAGCCAAGAACATTAAATAATGTTGTATAGCCACTTGTAGTATCTGTAAAATTAATTCTACCTATACCAGCAGTTGCATCGTCTCCAGATAGCGTAATGGTTGCATCACTTTCTGCATCGTGAATATGTAGTTTTGTATCTGGACTAGTTGTTCCAACACCTACATTTTTGTCCTTAGTAATTGTTACCACCTCTGAAAAAACTGCTTCGTCTCCATCGTCCCCAGCATTTTCTGTAATTGCGATAGTATATGTACCTAAACCAGCGTTGATTGCTGTATATACTGCATAATCACTACTAGACCCTTTACCATATTTCCAGCCATTATCATAATAACCGTTAAATCCTACTGCACAATCTCTCATTAGGTATATAGGCTTATCATCTCCTGCTTTTAGAATAGTAGGTATATCCTTATCAAGATCTAATAAAAATTGTGGTGTAGTTGTGTTCATACCTACATTCTGATTTATGTCTATAAATAGAGCGTCTTTTTGGTTTGTTCTAAAATGTAATGCTTTATTATGTCTTGTTCCAATATATCCTTCTCCCGTTGTCCCTGCAACACCAACATATAATCCCTCATTGTCTAATCTCCCAGTATTGTTATTGCACATTCTTATAAATGAACTTGATGCTTTTCCGTCAATGTCGAGTTTTTCTATTGGATTTGGTGCGTCTATGCCTATATCACCATCTTTCGATATTGTAACCAGTTCAGTTATACCCTTATAAAATCTATAACCGCCTCCATTGATATTTCCAGTTTGAAACCAAATATCACACTTGCCATTTCTAATTGCACCTAACCCCATTCCGAAAAAATTAGAGGGTGCCCCATTAAACCCAAAGTTTGCACCCTCGCTTATTGTACTTGTACCAGGGTCTGCTGGAGATAGATTGTGTGCTGTGATTAAACCTGTGTTAGATGAATTTGTTTTTATTTCTACTCCACTATTTCCATTCGCAGAAAAGTGAGCATCCCCAATAACATCTAGTTTTTCTGCTGGACTAGTCGTTCCTATTCCTACATTACCAGCAAAGCTATTATCCCCTGTATTTGTAAATGTATTAGCTGCATCTAGTTTAGCTATATTAGCTGTATCAGTTAAATCAGTAGATGCTATATCTATATCAGCTGTACCATTAAAACTTTGTCCTGCAATATTTCTAGCAGTTTCTAAAGCTGTTGCTGTGTCTGCATTTCCCGTTATATCTCCAACAATACCATCGCTAAAGGTTTTTACACCTGCAATAGTTTGTACACCGTCATCAATATGACCATTTGCAATACCAGTACCTGCTTGGTTGATATTAGCCAAATCGTCGTGATTTTGTACTGCAGAACCTACAACTGATGTTCCCCAAGCTCTAGGATAAGCTGTACCATTCGTTTCACCTTGTTTTATTACTATTTTACCAACATACAAAGCATGAGAAGATATTATAAACGGTGTAGGTGGCACGGCTTCTGATAAAGCCGAAGCTTCTGAATTATAAGTATCTCCATGAGTATAATAAACATCATTATCATCTCCAATACCCCTAAAGAAATATTTAGCGACATATTTGTTTGTCCCTAATGATTGTCTATCTGTACCGTCTGAATAATAAGTTGAATCGTATGAAGTTACTACTGCTTTATTCCAAGTACCAGCAGTTAAATAACATTCTGTAAGTGTCCCAGAAGTTCCTGAAACATTTTCAGCTAAAGAATATCTCTCGACCGAGAACCAAGCAGAACCTGAACTGATTGTTGAAATTCTAGTAGCAGAAGTCGATAATGTTAAACCGTCTTGTCTTTGTGGGTCATTAAGGATCGTGTCTTTCATTAGGTGTTTATTTGCCAATAGAATACCTTGTGAATCATATTCCATCATATACAGTTCATTTCCTTCTTTTGAAATTTTAGCTAAAGGTATTTTCCTATAATCTGCTCCAAATTCTGATGAATTAACTGTTACTGCATAAATTGGAGAACCTGCATTATAATCAGAATAAACATAATTATTAACACCATCAGTCAATGCTAAAGCTGTTACACCTGTTGTTGCATTAACTCTTTCTATTACTCCACTAACACCGTCAGCAGTAGTCATATAATTAACAACACCATTAGTTCCTATATCAATAGTGCCATCTCCATTATCTGTGATAGTTGGTTTTACTACTGCCCCAGTTGAAGCTTCTCCCCCTACAGAATCCTCCCAACTAATATCTGTACCGTCAGAAGTAAGAACTTGTCCGTCTGTACCTACTCCAAGTCTAGCAGTTGCATTACTCGAATCACGAACAATAACATCACCTCTTGTTGTCATTGGATCAGTCATACTTTTATCCCCGATTTCTTGTAAAGCTTCCTCAACGTTGTCACTCGTATATAAACCACCTGTATCAGTAATTTTTATATCTTTAGCTTTATGTTTTCCACCTATCCCGTTTAAATGTTTAATTGTGTCGGATAATCCCATGTTATGATAGTGTTATTGTTGATATTCTATAATTCCCCGCTGATCCAGTATAAGCAAAAGTTTCTGTAATGCTTTGTGAAAGAGTAGCTGAATTGTGAACTATTGTACTCACACGTTCATCAGCAGCACCAGCATCTAGATATGAAAACGTTTGCAAATAGTCCGATTGTTCTTTTATTAAAGATAAAGTTCCTTGAACCCCTCCTCCAACTGTTGACCCGTCAGGATTAACAATCACAAGACCATATTGCCCAGGTACTGCTTGTGTAGGGATTATTTGTTGATTAAACATAGTTGTTTTTGTGATTAGATTATTCTGTTTCTTCTTTTACTTCTTCTTTTTTAGCTGCTTTAGTCATTGCCCCCTTCATTGCTGCTTCGGTTTTGTACACCTTTCCCTCAAATTCATAATCACCTTGAATATCAGCTTTTACTGTTTTAGACTTCACCTCTTTAACATCTAAACATCTATCAAGAGCTTCTATTTCTTCCTTTTTATCAGTTTTGTAAATCGAAGCAACGAAAAAGATATCGCCAGTTATGCAATAAATTCTTTTCCCTTTTTGTGCTTCAAATGCTTTCATATATTTAATAGTTATATATATATTTCATTTATAGTATATCGTATTTTCATTAATAAATAAAAATAAAAAAGAGAGCATTTCTGCTCTCTATCTTTTCACTGTTTAATAACTAACTTATAAAGCTAAATTGTGAATTAACATTGATGAATCTGCAGCGTTCTTGAATTCTAGAGTAAGTTCTCCTAGTAATTTCCAAGTTCGTCCGTCAGTTTTTAGATCAGTTGTTTCTTGTACGAAGAAGTTTTGCATTGGTGCAATGTTTAAACTTTCTGGGTTCAAGATAGCAATTTTGTCTTGTGGGAAGTTTCTGTCAACAACGATAGTTGTTAAAGCCCCTCCATTTGTTCCAGCAAGATCAGATTGATATTGAACAACATAAGAACCTGAAACTGTTTCTGTTCTACTCATTACTGGATTGTTTCCAGATGTGTTGAAAGCAGAGATTTTTCGTGCTTGAGTTGGATGACAAAGCAAAACAGTTAATTCTGTTCCGTTTGCTCCGTTTCCTACTGCTTGATCAATAGCGTTGTTCAAGATTAGAGAAGAAACAGAATTTGCTGATGCGTCATATTGAGATGAAGCTTGAGCTTCCATGAATGGAAGTATACCACCGAATGAACCAGCAGCAGCACCGTCTACACGTTCTTCTTTCACACCATCGATTAGTGAGTTGTTGAACTCGTAAGCGATATCAGCTAGTTGATTAGCAACTTGGAAGTTAACTAATTCTTCAACCTTAGCATTTCGATCAGCTTCAGTAGCTAAACCGTAAAGAGCAGTTTGTAAAGTAGTTCTTGAAAGACCAAGATCACGTCTGAAAATTTGTGTGAAGTTGAATACTCTTGAAGGTTTAACATTTTCTCCAAGACCTTCTCCACTGTTTTCGTTTTTAGCTCTTGAGATAAGAGAAACGATAGCATTATCAGGAATAGTCATATCAGTAGTCCCACCATATGGTCGAGTCACTGTAATATCAGTTGCGTCAACAACAGTAAGGACTTTAACTTTAACAGAAATAGATGCACCAGTGGATGCAGTGAATTTCAATACGTCTCCAACTTGTACCCCCTCAGTACTGTCGAAAGTTAGTGTAGTTACACCTGCAACAGTTGCTCCATCAGTTTGCCATTGTGTAGGACTTTTTTTGTACTCTAACCATTCATGTTTGTGATTAAGAGCTTTTCCACTCATTCCAATTATAGAAGAGACCATTGGTTTGTTCTTCATTAGACTAGTGAAAACTTGGTTAACGTCAGGAATATGTATTGCATTATATTCTTGAGAATTTTGTAAATTAGGCATAATTGTTTTTGATTAGTGAATTATTTCGCCCTTAGCGTTCTTAATTGAGCTTGAAGCTTTAAAACATCCATTGGTTTACCGTCTTTGACAGCCGAGTCAATTTTTGTTTGAAGTTCCGCAATCTCAACTTCGCTAGTAGGCGGTTTATGACTCCCTTTAACATTATTATTATTAATATTGTCAGGATGTCCGAACTTGCTTTGAAGTGCTGGTAATAGATTAGCCTTTTCACTCGCATTTTTACCGCTTAGAATTGCCTCGATCATTTCTTTATCTGTATCGTCTGTGATAGAGTTTAAAAATTTATCAACTTTCTCATCAATTCCTTTGGTGAACACACCCAGGTGGTCTTTTAGCTCCGCATTTTCAGCTACTAAGCTTTCAAGTTCAGTGGTTTTGGCTTCGAGGAGTTCTTTGTATTCCCCATTCTTAGCCATGTCCGCTTCTTTTTTCAGTTTAGCTTCATTCTCATACTTAGCTAACTTTTCCGCATTTTCTTTCGCCTGTCGTTTATACTCAAGCATTTTAGCAAGAGGCACTTTGTCGTCATTGCTTCCCCCTTCCTCATGTTTTGATTTCAACTTAGCGGCGATTTCTTTATTATGAAGTTCTTTATCTTCATCAGACATTGCATCAAACTTCCCCTGCTCATCCTCCGTAAGAGAGTTGTAGTGTTCTGCGATAGCTTCTTTCACTGCTGCTTCTTGTTCCATAATTACTTATGTTAAAATATTAATTTTACCGTCTATATCAAGACGTAAAGATTTTTTAACGACAATCATGTCGGGAACTTTTAACGTTTTTCCTAAAACGGATTAGCATGCACTTAAATAATAGTCACTTTTTGCCAATTGGTCAAATTAAGTCAACATATACTGTGCCAATTTTAATAAAGAAATGCTTAATAACGAATAAATAACAAACACAGGTATAAATCTGATAGCACTATTCCTTCGCATGATATAAAGCTCCTTCTTTGTAACTTGTAGCATTTGATTCAATGATACTTTTGCCCATTTTTGCATATTGTTTTATTTATTTATGATTTCAACTGTAGATCTACAAGCATAATGCACTGGCGGTATCGCATGCGTTCTTATATCTATTTTTTTACCATTCATTGCACGACAATATGGAGTAGTTCTACTATCAATAATAGAACGCCAAATACCCCACTTCTCACCAGCATCAGTCCACGTACTAACCTTTGCACTCATCATGGTTTGCCATATAGCATCACCAACAACAAGTTTCATAATATGATTAGTTTTCATCCTTTTCCCCTTACTTGTCATGAATACGAAATTTTTCCTTAATTTTTTTTTATTCACAACTGATTTTGCAGTTGCATTCTTATAACCAAGATCAGCTTCTCGAAGCTTCTCAAGCTCTTTCATCAATACAAGCCGTTGTGCTTTCTTTTCATAATCACTAAGTTTACCTTTCATATTCCCTACAAGTTCATCTTTTAACAAAGTCCGTTCTTTAGCTTGCGCACCAGACAATTGCTTTGCTCGCTTACCCATTTGCCTATACGCCTTCTTTACATACCTGTTATAGATTTTTGTAGAGTTATCACTAAACTTATCAATCCATTTGTTCATCTTTAAAACCTCACGCCTAATCATTGCCTTCTTTTCTTTCTTTGTTCGCACACTTTCACCAATAAGAATAAAAACCCCTATAAGTTCGTTAAACCGTATAGCTGATTCCTCTTCTAGCCTTTCCGAGGTGTTATGCATTTGCTCATGCTCACTAGATAGGTAAGTCTTCGTCATTTATTGTTGCATTATCATTATTAATTAAAGCCATTTCTATATTAGCTTCGTCCTCAGTAATGTCTTGGTATTTCATTATAGCTTTCTTTCGACTAATCAACTGACTATCCAAAGCTATTGATAATTCATTAGCCTCAACCGCTTTATCAGTCGGGAACACACCACTCCAAACAATAACATCGCTAGTAGTTACCCCCCAGCTCTTTGAGATCTTCACCAATTGTTGTAATCCTGTAGTAAAATGCTTTCTCACTCTTTCAATCTTTTTAATAAAAGGGCTTAGTTTTATCATTTTAGCCTCTTTACTCTCAACACCCCCCTCATTTTTTAATCCAAAGAAATCAACAGGCATGGACAACACTACAGCTATTTGCCTGATCATGTGTTCAATCAGTACAAAAGATTTTTCTATTTGTTTGTTTTCATTTATTATATATTGAGGCATTGGATCACCAGCTTCCATCCCTATAACTTCAAGATTAGCCATGTTAACCATTCCATTACTATCAATTGGTAATTTTGACGTCGGTATTGCAAGTTTTGCTTGTAAGTGCTTCAACAATTGATCCTGTAGATTAACCAACTGTATTTCTATTGAAGAAATCAATGATTTAACCTTTGATATCTCACTTTCTCCGTACACCTTACTGCTAATTTTCGTATTGTTAACAACAACAATAGGGTTAAAGCTACCATCTAATACTTCTGATTCTGATAGATGAGCAGTAGCATCTAGCGAATTTAATAACACAGGCGACCCCTTGATACTCCCATCAAACTGATTGTCCTCACTAATTACTGATGTTGTAGTTGTTGAATCAGTAGCATTAGCCATCTTATACAAATTGTTTGTCACAGTTCCTTTGTAGTATGTTTGTTTCAATATATATTTCTCAATCACACCATTAGCATTTTCACTTAACAGGTAAGTTAGTAAATCCTCTGACCCGTCATCATTCTTAACATATCCATCAGTATTGTGTTGTGTGATAACAAACTTTCCATCCCTCTTTTCACATTTAAAAACAGCATACCCACCCCAAGCATATGACATGATATAATCATGCAAATCAACTCCAACCTCTGTTTGTGGAGTCCCCACATAGTCCGCAATCTTTTCAGAAATTAAAAGAGGTAACGAATAGGATATATTTAAAAGCGAAAGCCTTTGTTTCCTTAACGATGCACTCCCTTTAAAAAACTTGTCGTAAATAAACCTTGTCTGTTTATTATTCAAATTACTCAAATATGTATCAGTCAACATTTCTTCGAACCCTGTGATTTTTTTCAGTCTAGCACTTTCGATTTTACCAACTATTTCTGTAGCCATATATATTTTTTTATATTCTATTTACATCTTACTATATTTCCTAGAAAAAACGAACTTTGAATCTATGAACTATAATTTACAAAGCCCTTCACCCTGTTTACTTTCCTCATTTGCCACACGATAGCGAACGCCATAACTCTATCAAAATGGTTAGACAACTCTGAATCAAACCTTGTATCCGTCACCTTATCATTAGTAAATGCCCGCATTTCTCGCAATAATTGCAACGAATTAATCTCAATCTCACCAGCCTCAAAATCCCTCTTAAACTCAAACAGCATCATTGGTTTTGTTTTTGAACTTGTATACCAGCCAAACCTTTGAACAGGTTTGTTTGAGATCTTATCAACACTTTTTTCCCTATAGATATTATTATAATCCTCATTTTTGATCGAATCAACCACGGCAACACCGATACTGTTTCGCTCAGGACACAATATACAATTATTGGCTTTCACTCCTTGCTCAACCATCATTTTACCAAGGCGAGAAGGTTGAACCAAATTGCTTTCGAATTCCCTTACCTGTTTCCCATTATCTAAATCAATCACCTGTATAACACTTGAATCATTCCCGAACCCCTCGGCAACATCCGCAGCAATGGCATAGTTCCCACCCTTTCTGTATTCATCCCAAATTTTCCACCCGTCTTTTATCACAGGCTTAGCACTTCCAATTGCTTTAATACGTTTATCAACAATTTCACGATCAAAGAACATATCACCTTTAGTAATAGGCTCAAGCAGCATCTCTTGTTCAAAAACCTTTTCACCATCTTTATTCAATTTTCTCTTTAACGCTTCAATAGATATAGGCTTTTCTTCTTGTTTTGATTTTTCACGTTCAGTATCTGTTAATACGTATTTATCTGGCCATGTAATTTTACCATCTAAGATCAACGGTTGCCTTTCAACATGAAAATCCTTATTTCCATTAGCAAACCCCTCTAACCATGCAACAGACCCCGTATCTGATATGTAGTTAGAAATAAATAACAAATTGGGATTATTCCCTAACCCTGAAAGCAATTCACGAAAGAACTCTTTAGTTTTAAACGTCATCACAGCACTCCTTTTCGTCGTATTATTCTCGAAATCGTCTACAATATAACAATTAGGACGTTCAAACTCATGTAACTTACCACGTACTGTCTGACTAATAGATATAGCCGTAACCCTAACACCCGAAGTCGTTACAAAATTCCCTTGAGTCTTTTTCTCTGGTCTCAAATCAATAGGTTTTTCGAACTGGTCACCAAAATCCTGAATAATCAAAGGGTGACTTTGCAACCATGTCATAATATCAAACAACGATTCACTAGCCTTTTCTTTCTCATAACAAACATATCCGACAAGCTCATGTATCTTATACAAAATGACTCTAGTAGCCCATATCTTAGCAAGAGACGTCTTCGCCGACCCCCTAAACCCTATTAATAGAATCATTTCAAACTCATCAAATTCTAATAAGTCTTGCCATTTCTCTAAGAAATCAGCATTTTTATATTTCATTGCTTCGAAATAATACGCCAAAACGAACCCCCTAAAAGATTCTTTTCCTAACGACCATCGTGTTTGACTAATAACTTGCTGATCACCTGTTGCATACGCTTTTCGCAACACAATCAAACACTCCCTAGTCGTCCGTATCCTCTTTATCGTCATCTAATAGGTTATTAATGAATTTAGTCGCATCAACTGTTTTATCAACAAGTGAAGCTTCAACAGCTTGCTCGGTTCTAGTAGAAAACTCTTTTTTCCTTTTCCTTTCAAGATACCATTTTGCATTGTCAGCCTCACCAAGCCCATTAACAATAGTTTGTCTAGCCTTTAAAACTGGCTTATTCCTCAGCCTTTCCAAATTCTGCACCAACTCTGGGTTTAATTTTTTATAATTATAGTAAGCTCTCTCAGCAATCCCTGCATAGAAACACGCTTCTGCAATAGGACAACCGATAGCAAAAGCCTGTTCAAGTTTTTGCATAGTTTCTTTAGTAAACACAGTAGGTCTTCCGCCTTTATTTTTAGTCATATTTCTTTATTAAAAAGTATTAAATGTCAGCATAATTTCTTTTATAGTTTACTATTTCTGATATTACTGCATTACAAACACCGTATTTTCTAGCTAGAAAAGCACCAATCCCATAGCTGCCATTTTTATACTCAATTCTTATCTGTTTTACTTTTTCCTTTGTTAGCTTGTGCATTCTTTTGTTACGATTTTGTTCTTGCCTTGTTGCCCACTTACAGTTTTCTGTACAATATCCTCGGTTATTATCAATCCTATCTATGGATAATGTGTCTTTATATGTGACATACATGTCTTTTTTAAAATTTTCAAATTTATGCCATCTATCACATACTTTTATACCTCTACCGCCATAATCAGCATAATGCTTATAATTCCTGTTATAACATCTAGTTTTTAACCCTTTCCATATTTTATAAAATCTAGTGTTAGACATCCCATGGGTTTTCATACTTATATTAATTATATATATAGTATTATACTATATAAGTTTTACAAAACCAAACACATTAATAATTGAACCCAAACGCTTCAATACTATTAGCAACTTGTTTTATCTGTTTAGAATCATGCTTTTTAGCATTTTGTTCATAAGGCTTTAACTCTGAAACCTTTATCTGTTTTATATCCATATTAGTTTTTATTATTCATGTAATGTCGCACTGCCATTTCATTATGTTTTCGCTTTTTAGCACTTGCATCAAGGCTACCTAGTAAGGCAACGCATATTAATGCAATCAACCATGGTGTTCCCAACGCTAGAAACATTATAAACACCCCTCCTTACCATAGCCATGACGGCACTTGTCTTTTATTATTCATATTATATCATATTTAAATTATACTATTTTTATAAATGGCAATTAATAAGCAGCCTTAGAACTACTAGGATTCATCATTTGCCCCTTTTTAACGTGTCCGATCTTACCAGTGTACGTGTTATTCATCTTCTTATAATGCGCACCCTCCGCTTTACTCAGATGCCCTTTCTTAACAGCATCATCAACATATTCAGCATAAGGTTTACCTTTTTCAATTTTCTTTCTCATAGTTTTTATTTTATTTTATATTTGTCTTTAATCTTCTTGAGCTCGGCCTCTAGGTGTTCAACTGAATAGGTTAAAATGTATTTAGAGCCTCTTTTTGTCATCTTTACCGCATATTTATATTGATCTACTTCATGTTCCCAACTTTTTTTTATATCTGGATACAGCAACATTTCATTGTCCCACTTAATATTTAAATTAACTTCTCCGCCAGTAGCCTTTTTATATCTATCAATTACCCCAATCCATTTTTTATACTCCTTCTCATCCCTTTTTGTTTCAATACCAATACTCAACCCATTTACACCAGCAATAACATCAGGAGCGCCTTTTCTCCCCATCCTTATCCTCCTAGGCTTAGTACCAAGCGGCCTTTGTTTTGTAATCACCCCACCAGGCACAAACGCACTACCAGCAGGCAACCTTTCAAACCAGTGATTGTTATCATGCAACCACGCCATTACATCCCTCAAAACCATCGACTCTTTCCCCATAATTCTATTTATTATTATTCATTTCTTTTGCTAAACAGTACTTGATCAAACTAGCCATAGATCCAAAACCGTGCTTAATAGCGTATGCTTTAACTCTTTCCTTTAAATCATCCTCAACCCTTACCTGTATGTAACTCTTCTTTGCCATATATCTTTGTATTAAATAGTTATTTCAACGTCACTGATGACGCTGAAAATAAACACTTAATTAGAAAGGTAGATCATCTACACTGAGAGTCTCCTTAGCAACCTTAACAGTTTTGCTATCTTTCTTCCCTCCTAGCATAATCATTTCATCAGCAATAATTATAGTCTTATACCTTTTCTCTCCATTATCATTTTCCCATGTCTGAGTTTCAAGTCTTCCACTAAAATAAACCTTAGCCCCTTTAGTTAAATACTTAGCACATACATCAGCAAGCCCCCGCCATACTGTGACATTATGAAACTCTACCTTCTCCTGCATGTCACCATCTTTACCTTTCCACTTTCTGTTTGTAGCAATACCAATTTCAGCAACCGATACCTCTCCAGCCTTTTTAAGCTCAGGATCACGAGTTAGGTTTCCAATAAGTTGCACCTTGTTTAATGAATTAGCCATATGTTTTATTGTTATATAATAAGGCAATTTTAAACTTAACCCTTAAGCTCAATCAGCCATATCATTAACCATCATGTTTCCTTGCGTTTTCACTTACAGTTATAATTTGAATATTATCCAAATCGTACCCCCTTGCATTGTCGATTCTATCAATCGATGGTGACAACTTCATTTTATACCCGCTCTTAACCCACGCACCGTGTATTTCCTTGTAGTTAGTGGTTTTTACAAAATCCTTAAATTCACAAATAGTAAAAGAGACACTCCTATCTATATAGTATTTGTCTTTTTTACATCTGTTTACCGCAGATCTATACATATTTACAACCTTTCCCTTAAGGCTCCTATATCCATCAATAACTCTTTTTGTTCCACATTTTTTACGCCTATGCTCATACATATCCTTTCTGCTTCTATCAAAGCTAAAACAACACAAGTCTTTTGATTCCTTGCATTTACTACACGTTTTCTTCATACTGTATTTGATTATTTGTTAGTACTATAATCATACATGAGGTGTAGCCGTAGCGCTACGCTTTTTGTTAATGATCAATATTCTAATAAGAATGTTGTTACCCCTAACCACTCGCTCCTCAGCTAGTGTACTCATTATTAGGGGCAAACGCCCTCTTACTATGTAAAGTCTACTATACTTGTTTTTGCAGGAGAGAACAGGACTCGAACCTGCCTGTCGTACCATGCGGATATATCCGCCACTAGTGATGAACCTTTTAAAGCCATGCTCAGGGCTAAACTTTATTTTAATGTACTCTTTCCATTACATAACCAATCTTGAAACTCCTTAGCTTCATCATTTTTTCACTTCTCACCTTTAAACTTTGGTGGCGATACATCTAAGGTATCAACCTTTTTTACCTTCTCCTCAGTTACTTCCAACCCTTTAGCAATTAGCTCAGCCCACTCAGTAAAGTTAGGCTTCTTATCATTACCAATCTGTCTACTTCTATCCTTAGTCAATAATCTTTGATGTGGTTCAGTCAACACAACCCTTTCTCCATTTTTATTAATCTTTAAATAAGCTACGATATCCATAAAATAAGCCATCTTTGTAGCACTCTTACCATTTAACGATGGTACAATCTTAGATATTTTATCCTCATCAATCACATTGTCCTCTTGTGCAATTATAATCACATGCATATTAAGGTTCCTGAACATAGTCAATATATTCTGAATAGTCTTAGCCAACTCACCCCAGTGCTGTATTTTCATCTGACCACCTATCTTACTCTCTATACCCCTTTTTATAACTTCATTGATCTCTGTAATAGAATCAATCACTACTGATTCATAATCATGCTTTTGATCTTTTAAATAGTCATACAGGTCTCTTAAATCTTGTAACGACTTAATACTCACAAAGTCTATCTTCTGCTCTGCAATCGAAAGTAAACCACCCTCTGCACTTGCGAATATAGGTTTGGGAGCAGTAGCTCCGAATGTTGTCTTCCCAGCTCCAGAAGCACCATACACTACAGCTTTGATCTTATGATCCTTTACCGATGTTGTTTTAATTTCCATAATTAGTTTTATTAATTGATGTGTCTCTATTGTATATTGCCGTCATGACGTTGTCAATACTATTGTGAGATGATATCTAACTCTACCCGTGCCATATATTTAATAGCTGCGCGTACGCAATCATGGCGTATATTGTTAACCTTTAGAATACACTCAGTGTCGTTCTTTTCTAAGTTCCTGGCTATGCATTCCTTTTGCTTTTCATCCTTTACATACTCATAGTTCCCTAGCTGTGTGTATAAATTTATCCAGTATTCGCGTTTCTCCATAGTTTATTTATTTAGTTTATGTGTATCTATCCCTGTCATTTCCAAGATTATTTTCCTTATCTCAGTGCCTGCATGCAATGCCATTTCTCCACGTTCTTTAATTGGTGTACCTTCTTTCTCCTGTAACTCCCAGAGTTTATCCATTAGTCCAGCCATGAATATTTTAATTGATGCCCTGAAAGCTTCATCTGAGTATCTATGAGGTGCTTCTATATTAGCCTCACGTTCCCATAGAGCAGCTTCTATCTCTAGCAAATGCGGTTCTAGTTTTTGTATTAGTGTTTTCATAGTTTATTTAAATTAGATTATCGTTCCACAGTTCATTATCCTTATACAGTTTAATTATTATATCCCTAGTCATTTCCCTACTAAGATCCACGTGTACTGTAGGAACGTCTTCACTTATTTTTAGGGTAACAGCCTCTTTCTCCTCTTCCGTTATAGTTTCGTAGTTACTAACTAACCTTATTACTTCATTTGTTTCCATGGTTTTATTTTAAGTGATGACAATTCAACTGTTCCAACTTACTTTTTAACTGTCTTAGAATAACATGCGTCAGCATACCCCCCCCCCAGACGCCTCTAATGTATCTAAATCATCATTAGCCTTCTTTACAGCAATCTCTAACAACCCCCTTACTTCTTTGATACTTGTTTCCATGTTTATTTGTTATTATAATGTTTTAAATCTTCTTCTGTTGGCTCAGAAACGCAGAAGATAACACTGCCATGAGTCCAACTTACAGAATGTTTATGCCCACAATGTTCACACTCTGTAATGCCAATAGTTTCCTCCTCTGCCACGTCGAACCAATCTTCTGTTGTATGCGTTATATCCATAGCCTCTCCGCATTTCATACAGTCCTCATATTCTTTTCTCATTTTAAATTTTGTTAAATACCCTGTCTAATAGGTCTTTGTTTGCTTGCTCGCTAATGTTGATTTTAGCAACTAAAGCAGGAACTCGTTCCGCTTGCGTTTTGCTCGCGTTCAAATCTATCTCTAAATTTTCAATCCTATCTGTTAATGCTTTATTTTCAAGCATTAAATCCATGTTTCTACTAGATTCTGATACAAGTTCCGTGAATGGTGGCAAATCATCACCTTTATAGCCTTTTATTTTTTTCTCAATATTGCTCAACCATATATTATAGTTTATAACTACATCATTCTCCTGTTCTTTAATTTTAATCTCATACACAACGCCTTTTTTGTATACGGAAACATTAACCCCTCCATATTCAATTATCCGAGCGCCATCGCCTGACTTATACATGTGTACACCATTGAGCCAAAACCACGAATCGATGTCTGTTTTGTTTTTCTCATTGTGTTTAATAGCAGCTTTATCAACTATAGCTGTTATATTGTTAGCTAATTCTAAGTTTTTCATAGTTTTATTTATTATTAATAGTTCTTTTAGATTTTTTAGGCTCATATCCTACATCAGTGCCATCAACTTTATAAACTCCATACTCTGCTTTGCCTGGGTTTCATATTTCATTATTTCTACTCTGTCACCTGATCCCCTTAAAGCTTCTAGCATCTTCTCTACATGTCGCAATTCTGAATACGTACCCCTTACATCCTCAAGCATTTCCTCAGTGCTTACACAACTGAATTGTTCAAATCCTTCTAAGTTCATGTTGTTTATTTATATTACATCAAACGCTAATACCTTTGAGTCAATAGGTCTATGATATCGACTATCTATTAATTCCCTTAAACCACTAATAGCCACCTTAACCCCTCCACCAGCACACTCACATGAACAAAATTGACTATCTAACCCTTCCTTCATCTGTGCATCACACATCATACATTTATTCATATTATTTCATTATTAATTTAGTAAGCTCCGTCTTAACTCCTTCTAATTCAATCACCCCCATAGACTCACAACCGTATCGATCTACATCATACATATCTAAACCGTAATCAGTACGTGTATATACCTCCAAATCATCGGGATCCTCTATGTCACAATGTGCTGCTACCACCGCCCCAAACTCAGCACATACAGTAGAAGGCTCATAATCATTCCCCAACTCTTCTTTTATCTTATCAATATACCACTCAGGAATCATTACTAAGAACTCATTATGCTTAACCACACCCTTAGCATCCTCAGTGATTAAATCAATCCTAATTGCTTTTACGTTTTTCATAGTTTTGTTTTTTATTAATTGATGTATCTCTATATTATATCAGTGTCATGACGTTGTCAATACTATTATATAAGAAAAGACCTACTGAGTAAGTAGGCCTTATACATCTGAATATTATGTTTTTTATTTAGGCTGTAATTCATTATATATCCTAGTTGCCATCTCATAATCCTCCTCGGCTCTATTCATCATTTGCCTAAGCCCAATCAAGCCAACCTCTCTTATGTAATCACATGCTTCGTTTAGCGTACTTAATACCGCCTTTTGTACCACCATGTCTTGCTTTCTTTGCTCTAGTTCAGTCATAGTTTTTATTTACCAATACATCCATTATAAGCACGCTTTACATTAAGCTGCCACGAGTCCACGTGATCATTTCCAGTCCACTTCTTTGCCATTGCATAAGTTGGATATCCACCATAGAACTTTGACCATATTCTTTTAAAATCATCTATAGACTCTTGTTTAGTTGCGTATGTTTTTAACGTTCTAACTCCGTTAGGCCAAAACATCACGCCAAAGCCGTTCAGCTTTGATACACCAGAGCCTTTTGTGAAGTTCCCAGTTTCAGCCGTAGCCACTCCAACTGCTAAACAATCCAAATTAAACTCCTCCTTTTTCACGGTGTCGGGAACTTGATTCATTGCCTCTACGTTAACCTTTTCTTCTTTAAGGTGTTCAGGCTCATAGCAGTTCATAAAGATCTTTTTAGATAATCTTTTAAAGTCCGTATCATCTAATACGATCTGTTTTTGTAGATGTGCTTGCATCTTACCGTTCGCTAGTTCCTTTTCAGCTAAACAGTGTCTATATTTTGCCGTATTAAGGCTTTTCTCTGTTTCTTTGACTACGTGTAACGTTTTATTATAGTCGTCCTCCATAGCCCCTAGGGGGATTACTTCTCTAGCCGATGCAATGAATGCTACGGTCATTAGTCCCGCCATAAATGTTACTAGTCCTATTACTGTAGTTTTAATTGTTGATGTTTTCATGCTTTTGTTTTTATTTGACTATTAATATTGTACCTATCGCAGTTAATATTTGAAGCACTACCAACCCATATACCCAAACATATAACGTATTGATATGCTCACCCTGTATATCTACATACTTCTTTAACTTCTCATAACATTCAAGTTTACTGATTAGAGCATTGCTATTACCCACATACTGAGTCTGCAAAGCTTCTATAAACGACCTGTTTACCTGTATTTCCTTTTCTAATTCTTTCTTAATCATAGATTTGGTTTTAATTATTATTGTTCTATCGTACTAGTACAGTTTTCTAAACATTCACTACACTTACCGTGTCCGTTACTGTCTGGCTGCAATACGTCTGCATCACAACAATTTGATGTTTTCTCCATAATACTTCTAGTTAATAAAATGTGGTATTACCGTCAACAGGAATAACCCGAAGATGATAACGAAATAGTAATCACTGAACTTTGTTAATAAGTAATGCGCTACCCCAGCCAGTACTAGACCTCCCACCATCGCTATTAATACACTTGATGCTTCCATAGTTTTATACGTTAAATGATATTTGCTTTTTCAACACCTCGTTCTCCTTAATTAATTCTTTTATAATTATCTTTGCTCTCCTATAATCATTCTGCGATAACTTCAACCTGTGTTCCACCGCTTTCATGGTGTTGTTTAACTTCCTCACTACTTTCTTGTGTTCTTCATTTGTCATTTTTGTTTTTGTTATATATTTAAATAAATTACTAATACAAACCCTGCTAATACTATAATGACTGAAATTACGTCCAATATTTTTAATAGCTTTGAATCATACATGACACTTGTGGTTATTTGTCTTTCTTATAAATAGAACCGTCTTTAGCACTAACTACCTTTTCAAACCTTTCATCTAATATTTTTACCAATTTTTGGTGTGCATCCAAAATAGATTTGCCTGTCACCTTGAAGTCAACCTCTATAGGATCATTGTCCATATAACAAGTTATCATAACCAAATCATCGTGCCTTTCCATATACCAATACTTTCCTAATCTGTACAATGTTCCGAATTCCATAGTTTTGTTTGTTATTTAATTGATGTATCTCTAGTATATATTACCGTCATGACATTGTCAATACTAAAACACATTATAAACGAAAAAGACCCCGAAAGGTCTTTCTCTACATCAATTTTTTTTGAAGGTTTATGTCCAAAACTAATCATTCACAGCTTATTTGGTTTTTTTAGCTGTGTCAAATATCTATTTTACTTATATCTACACTAGTAAGGCCTTTCTGGTTTTTATTATATTCATCTACGTCTATTAGATGTAACGGTACTAAACTATAATAAACTGACCTACCTCTTTCTCCATTCTTCTCAGTAAACTCCATGTTATTGTCGATTGCCATCTCTTTCACTGTCTCAATGTCTGCATTAAGCTTCCTTGTGTCATTGCCGTAGTTCAATGCACTTCTAATCTGTGTCTTATTGACGCTATCAGAGTTTTTTATAAACTCATACAAGACCGTGTGTGAGTGCTCTATTTGCTTTTTAATGAAGTCCTCAAACTGTTGCCCCCACCTTTCACATAGATACTCAGCAAGGTCATAATCTTCTTCTGTTATCTTTAAACTTTCAGGGTGCTCTATTAGGGCAATACATGCCGCTAACCTTAACGCTTTCCAAAACCTATCCTTTACCTCTGGTGCTAATATCTCATTGTTTATCTGTGACCATCTACGTTTACATTTGTTTTTATATATCAACATCTTACTAAAAATATTCGAATAACCATCAATAAACAAACCACTATCCTGATAAAAAACTGCGTCAAAAGATTTATACATTATCTTCTCTGACTCCTTAAACCCTTTCTCTGATTGATACATCATATCTAAAGTCTCTTGCTCCGTGTACTCTTTTGCGTGCTTCTCATTAGAAAATAAACAGAAAGACCTTCTAGCTATACCTGTACCAAATATGTTTAAGAACCCACTAAGGAGTTCACCATCCTCCTTTAACCCCATACTAGAACCATGTAGATACATAGTCATTGGGATACCATCGATGTTATCCCTCATCTCTCCCATTATGGAATCGGTCTTTGTATTACCACTAGCGTAGGCTTCTTTCATGTAGGTAAAGATTGGAACGTTATCACCTGTCTTGTTTTTCATCTTGTCCAAAAACTCACTAGACTCAAAATGTAATGAGCCAAAGTCTGACTCTGACATCTTTGCACGCTCTAAATACATCCCCTGGATTGTTCCACCTGAATAAGTATTGTGCCACCACAGTTCTTTCTTAAACTGTTTATCATTCATTTTCCTAACACCCTTGTCCTGACTAGTATTAATAAGCTTTTGCTTTCTAGCATCATACTCACCTCTCTTAGCTCTAGCCATCTCAATAAAGGCCTTGGTGTTTAAATTAGCCACATCATCTATCGAAACATCTTTACCACCACCAGAGGGTGCAAAGTTCAATGCATATAGTGAGCAAGGTTCTAATCCTCTCTGACCCTGTACGGGAATACGATTCCAACACAGGAACCTACTAGCCTGCATTAAGACTGACATTACCGCCATGTCATCAGTGATTAGATACTCATTCTTTGGTAACAAATATTCATATACTATTTGATTTAAATTTTTAGGTAACTTGTCTTTCATAGTTAGAGGTTAAAAATTAAGACACTAAAAAAAGACAAAATTGTAAGCTCCTACACCTATACTCAAAACATTTTGCAACAAATATTTTAGGTATAGGAGAGTACAATCCTGTCTTCATTTCTTTTTTCATCTTTTGAGTTATTAATATCTGTTGCACAACCATCATACCAAAACCAGCCACTATGGTAAATAGCAAATAATACAAATTGAATAAATAGCGTTACTTTATTTAACTTTATTTTACTTTATTAGAAATCAATAAAGTTAATTTATGGCTTAAACTAAAGCAAAGTACACTGTAAAACCCTTTACTTTTTTACTTTATTGAAACAACAGGGGGGCATGTATATATATTTTTACATATAAAATGCGTGAAACTCCTTTATGTATGTGGTATACTGCCCCCTCGTGTGTGCAAAAAATAATAATAATAATAATAATATAATATAATAATATAATAATATATATATTATATATAGATATATAGGCTTACCTTAGCGTCAAATTTACTTTATAAAATTTCAATAAAGTAAAATAAAGTTAATAAAGTAAACTGTAGATGTCTTTTTACAGTTAAGAGTTTAGTTTTTACAACTTTTTACAGGTTTTTACAGGTCTTGTAAAAGGTCTTTTCCGCTTAGACTAGACCAAAACCCCTTGTTTCGAGTTAGTTTTTCACTTTTTACAGAGGGTCTTGTCGATTGTTATTTTTGTATTCTATAAAAAATCTATTTAAAAGTAGTGTTTCCCCCTTAAGTATGTGCTATAATGGGGGGCTTCGTGATATATATATGTGTAAAAAAAGATATATAGTGTAAAAAGTGTAAAAAGTAGTATATTTATATATATATTATATATATTATATATTATATTATACCTTATATAAGCCATTTCTCTTCTCCTCTCTGCGGATTTTAGTTTTTACAAATCAATGTAAAAAGTCGTAAAAAGTGGTAAAAAGTGTAAAAAGTGAAATAAGAATATTTATATTATAGGTTTAGGCTTTAACCTATAATAAGGGGACAATAAGGTTGCGGCACTTAATTGTTCTCGGTAAGACTCTTGTGTTTCAAGGGTCTTTTTTTTAACAGGAGTAATTACTCCTGTTTGTTAATTAATAATATGTGGCTTTGCAAGTAATGAGTTGTTAGCGACCCCGATAAAAACCCCTGTATAAGCTAAAAAGACTTCTTAAATGTTAAGTAGCAAAATTACGAATGTTAAGTAATAGGTAAACTTGTACATAATTTACTCCTATCGTTTTACTGGTGTCTGGAAAACGATGTATGTTAGCCACAAATTGCATGTAGTGGGCATGTAGCACAAAAAAACCACCAGCTAAGTGATGGTTTGTTTGTCGTCGTAAGATCACAAAGTATATTTGTGAGTACTCTGATTATATATGACTACTTTCCTAGGGTCAATTTTACTTCAACTTGTACAACCCCGCTGATGCAGTATAGATGGTAGCACCAAGCGCTACAGCGTTTAGGATTGTTTCCTCAAGGCCATAGTTTGCCATTACAGCAATGGTTAAAGCTATCAGTGTTGGGATAATCTTTGAGATCAAAGAGATGTATTTTTTCCCGAATGTCTTTTTAATTGCTTGTATCAAGAATGTTGACATTACACCGATCGCTGCGATCACGTCTAAATTTTCTAAAATTTCCATGTTTATTTGTTTAAGTTATTAATTACTTCTTCCATTCCTTTGTTGATTTCTTCTAGTGTATATATTTTCTTCCTATTAGCCTTAGTTGCATTTAGATACCCAATCTTATAAGCAATGTAACCGTCTTTTAACTCGCTATCAGATGGTTTAGTACTCCATTTAGTAATAATACCCCACTTTTTACACCAAGCTACTATAGGGCTATCTAATCGTGGTTCGTTTTGCATCTTATTAGCCATCTCTTTTAAATACGCCCATAACGGGTCTGGTAGGTTATTACCGGGACATTGAGTTGGTGTATAATGCCTATGTGGCAATACTTGATCATCTTTTATGTCGTGTTCAGTTTGTAGCCTTTCGATAAGTTCTACAGCACTTTTAATTTGAGCACTTGTTAACTCTTGCCTACTCATATTCCCAGCAAAAGAAATCCCTATAGCATAGTAATTAGCAGAAATCCGACCACGAGTTGACCATACAAGCCCCTTGTTATTATGAACTCCTATCTCTGAATCTTTTCTACATTGTACAACTTCACCATCTCTCTCTATTAGATAGTGATAACCAACATAGTATCCAAGGCTAGACCGTGTTGAGGCGTTCCAACGTGCCTTGTGTCCAGAATTTACACTGTTTAGCTGTTTCGCAACATCATTTTTAGCAAAGTGTGCTGTATGATGGATATTGATTGCTGTTTTCTTCATATAGATAAAATTATTTTTTAAAAACTGTAACACCTTCTACAAATGTGATATTTGCATACACCTTGTAGAGGTCTTCAAATCTAATCATTCTCTCGCTTTTAGCATCGCCCCAACTATTAGCCAAATAGAAGACTTTCTTTTCTTTATCAAACCCAGTAAGAGCTATTCCATGTGCCATGTTATTGTTTCTATTATTCCAGTCCCTAACATACTTTTTGATATGTGTTAGTATTCCGCCCCATCTTACTCCCATATCGCCATCCCCACCTACTGGGGTTGTAATCCATTGGTGTAATCATAATTAATCAGTTATTGATATTGTTTTAATAAAATACCCTTCTCGGAATATTTTTACAAAATCTTTCCACTTAATTTCTCTATATGACTTCTTAAGTCCCCAACTATTCTGAATGATAAATGTCTCCCTCTTAAGATTAAACCCTGTTATAACAATAGCGTGCGTGCTCCTTGTCCATTCTCCAGAGATCTTTTTCAGTACTTTGTTAAATCCGCATTTAGTAAGGCTTGTGTTTTTGTGTAACCTTATCTTTGTGAGCATTGGTCCTATTAATTGTAGATCCCTACATATTCTTTCAGCTGTTTTAGTTCCAGAAAAATATTTACCCGCTCTTTTATAGGCCTTAACCTTAACAAGTCTATCATCTAGAGTTTTAAATCCTTGACTCCCTTTAGAGAGTAGGTAACTAAGACGCCTTTTATTTTTGCGCATCTCTTCCATTGATTCGAACTCTCCTAGATAGTCAAAGTCTGTATTCTCACCTGTTTTATTTTCCACCAATTCAGCAAGCATACCTAAAAAAGCGTGTGTAGAACAGCTAGGCGATTGTTTCTGATTTAGCGGACGTCTAAATTTATATTCTACAGTGTCAGCTAGTATCATTTGATATAAGTTAAATTCTATAATGCCACACTTTCATGTGGCTGTGTCGTACTATAAGTTTTCTAAATAATCCCCAAGGGCATGCCTATACCAGCTATCATTAGTAGTACCCTGCAGATATGGGTACCCTTCAAAAACCTTATTGCATAATGTATATGAAGAAATCACAGGATCGAGTACTAATGAGCCACTTGTGTCGAATACAAACACACCCCCTTTGCCGGAGACCCAATACCCACAGATAATGTAAGTGTCATTCAGTACAGCGCTTGTCCTACGCAAATCCATCACAAAACCATCTTTTGTGTGTGTCAATGGCATTGTATACGTTTCCACGTAGGTCAAAGTGCTTGCGCCTATGGAGTATTTTTTAATGTAGTTTATTTTTGTGTCATCCGTTGAGCCGTCATAGTTTATGTATAAATATGTACCATCACTCATCATTGAAGCGTATTGCATCCACCCCGTTGACCATCCAGACTCGTACATTGTTGCGACATGCGTGTCGTCTCTTAGGTCGTACTTTTCTACAATATAATTAAAATCAGCTGAGTCATCATCATCCAATACAATCATCACATATGCGTAATACCCGATCACTGCATATCCTCTTACTTCTATGCCAGCAATAGTCCTGCCGTCAAAAGAAGGGTAATCGTGATTTATTTTATCCGAAGTGGAAGTCCCTTTGTATGGATTCTCGTATAAAAAATTGAAGTATGTTGAGTTGTGATATGCGCCAACTACCATTTGATGGTTTCCAATAAAAACGCCACCAGACGACGCTTCGACATTATAATCCATATCGCTACAATAGCCGAATCGTTGTGGGATTTTCGTGTTTCTCACAATGTCTTCCCTGACCGTATTGTGGTCGGAAATAGTGACGTCATCCCCTATTGCAACGTCACTTGATGCGTATGTGTTTGGGTCTTTCCATATTTGAACCATGTCTTGTTAGTTAGTTTTTATTTGCTCTTTTCCGTCTATCTTATACGATAATAAATCATATTTATTTTTTGATTGCTCAAGGTTTAACCTATTTATCATCCTAGCAACTTTAACTTTATCGCTTGTTTCTAATTTTATTTCTATAATCATTTTATGATGAGGTCATTGTATAAGTAATTGAAATCACTAACGCTTCACTACTAGATTTAGTCCAGCCACCTGTTAAAACATGAGTCCATAGTTTACCACTATTTACCGCTGCTGTTCCATCAATGAATGTACCGAACTCTTCAAATGTTCCTGTCACTTCTGTTTCTGAATAGTAAGCTGTTAAATCAGTTATATTGCTTACAACTGCACTAGATGCAACATTGTTTCTATAAACTTCTGTTGTTAGTTGCGTATCACTTGTTGTCGGTGCTGTTGTGCCTGTTCCTAATGCACAATGCGTAATCTCACCAGTTGAACCATACAGCCCCGTTAAAAGCTGACCGATAACCTCAAAACCCTCATTTGATATTAGGTTTGTTTTTTCGTCTTTCCAACTAAGCTTTCCAAGTTTCATTGTTGACCTGTCACCACCACTAGCAACTAGTTTTTTATTGTATGCCAAGTCTTCGGCTGATAAACAACTTTGATCATAACACTTAGCTGTTACGTGTCCTGTAATTTTTACTTTTGAATTTATCATTTATTTTAAGTTATCTTTTAGCTTTGATATTTTGCACCTCTATTATATTTCGGGTGTCTCTTTGGATCTGCTAGACCTATTGGTGTGTATATCCCCCAAACCCATTCTATCACACCAGCTCCCCAAGGGTTTTCCCTTACATTTTCAGCAACATCTATAATCTCATTAATTTGCACTTGTGCCTGAACCTCAATCAATTCATCAAAGTCTATTGTTTCGCTTATTTGATTTATCTTTGTAAGTGTAGTGTTTTCATCTAAATCAGTTAGCTCTGTCTTGATATTTAGTAAATCCTGTAACAACTCAATTATTCCAGTGATTTTAAAACTTACTAAAGTAACAGTATAAATAATCGTGTCATTCGTTAACATTTTAGCACGAACTTTCTTTATTAGAAAACTTTCACTAATGTCTAAAAGGGTATTTGTGATCTGTATAGTCTGCCCACTTCGCAATCCATCTGTATAAGTTGAAAAACTACCAGACGCTACACCATCTTTATATGCTTCTAATTCTGCCAACGCTCTCTGCTTTGCTGTGTCTGTATCTTTGATTGACTTGTCTTCTATTTTAAACTGCCTAAGTCCGTTGTTACCTATGCTCACAACTTCATCGACTTTAACTATTACAGGTACTAGCGGCGTTCCTGTTATAGCTATTACATCACCAGCAGTAGGAGCTGTTTCAAATCTTAAATATTTTTGGTTATAATCCCACAATGCTGCAAATGGTCCGTCTGGAAAATCTTGTAAATATTCTGTTCCAACTGCTATTGGTGAACCGTTTTGAGTTACTGCTGGCTTTGCCGAAAACTTATTAGCTAATGGAAATTGTTTTTGATTAGCTACTGAATCATATGTTTCAACCCTACTGTTACCAACAAATGTCCCGCCAAGTACGTAAACACTGTTTCGCATTTGACTATTTGACTTGTCAATTTGCAATGTACCACCTATTAAATTAGGGTCATCATCTGTTAAGTTAAACGGTGATGGTTCAGTACTCTTTGCAAAGAAATGTACATCTTTTGAATAATCAACATACCAATTATAATTGATCTGTTGAGCTAGCTTTTTTATACACGCTGAAACATTCATATAATTAAATACAATCTTACCAACAACAATTGAACCTTGTACATTAGTTGCAGTGAATCCACTAGGCAAAATATCCTCAATTATATATTGAATAGTTTTATCCTCATATGTATTAGCTATTAAATCCCCTGACAATTCAGCTGAATAATCTGAACACTTAACAAAATAGTCTACTACTGAATTCTTTTGAAGCTCTAAATTAACTTCAACAATGATTCCGCCAAACAATATAGTTGATATGTCTGTATCAGTAACTACAACCTCATCACCCCTTTGAGGGACAAAAGTTCTATCACCGTATTTAGTATATTTAAAATCTAGACTATCCACTTGACTAGTCAAAACATCAGTCTTTTTAAACGTTCTAAAATCAATCTGACTAGTAACATCTACTGCGTTTACTTTAACCTGTATATTCATTTAAAATCTGGTGCTAAGTGCTAATTTTCTAACAATAGTGTCGCCAAGCTCCTCGGCTATATCTTCTGATAAGAATGTTCCTGTTATATTTATGATAGTACCACCACCTTCACCATACATTGGGTTGTTCTTCTTGTTCAATGGTACAACTGCCTCCGGACCATCTTCACCAATCAATGCAAGCGTAGGACTATTAACAATACCACCCTTTGCCATACGCGGAACGCTTCCACCGCCAGAACTCATGCCCATTGATGACTGTTGCCTGTCTAATTCTTTTAATTGATTAATTAATTCCTTCACCTCGTCAATAGAACTTTCAACAGCTGATTTTAACTCACCATTCTTGCCTATTTCCTCCCCCATATATTCCTTAAGTGCTTCGGTTCTAATTCCCCAAAGTTCTTGAATTCCTTTTAAAGATGTCTCAGCTTCGTTGTATTGCTCTTGCCATGAAGCTATTGCATCATCTTTCCAAATCTTTAAAGCTTCTTGCTCCTTATGATATGTTTCGACAGCTTGCCCAAGTCTTGTTAGGTTATTATATCTTTTAATCTCTGTAACTTCTACTTCCATTTGCTCAATAAGAGCTTTGTTTTCATCTCTAACAACCTGTTCCTCTTCAAATGCTCTTTGTAATTGATCACGCTTAACCCAATCACTTTCTTCTTGAATTTGCGCTTTTATATCTGCCATTTTTTCCTCACTTCCAACAATGGCATTTGCTAATTTATTTCTATTTTCAGCTTCTTTCTCACTTGCTTCACCAAAGATACTTGAAAGATCTTCCTGTAATCCTGATATTGTGTTCTTAATTTTAGCAACCTCTGACTCATACTCCTTCTGCATTTCTGCTATACCAGTAATACCGTCACTGAATAATTCTTTTTGACTTTTATTTGTGTCGTCAAGCTTTGTTGTATACGCATCCCAATATCCTGAAACATCACCAACAACTATATCAACTTCTTGACCAAACGCATTTAAAATACTTACTGTTTCACCAACAGCGTATTTAACTTTTTGATTACCTACCATCCAACCAACCCCGAAGTTTTCACTGGCATGTTGACCCCAAAGCTCTTCCGGAAGTTCTTCATTTGTTGAATGTTGTAGCCTTCTGATGATTGACATAGTCGCATCAACAGCACTACTGACAGCCGGTAAATTATCCCGCATCCCTTGTGCAAGATTTCCCAACATATGCACACCCCAAATAGCAGAATCTGTATCATCAATATTATCAATAGTTGCAATAACATTCTCAACAGCACCCTCAACACTAGGCAGCCCTTCGCTTATGCCTTCTGCATAATTTTCTGTCATTTCTTTAGCTCGTACACCAGACAACAATACTTCCTGTGAGAACTCTCCGTCTATTTCTGACAAATATGCAATAGTGTCAAGACTTAACCCCTCCATTGATTTACCCATCTTTTTAGAATCAACACCCCACTGCTTTGACAAATCTTTTATAGATTTTTTCATGTCACTTTCTATGTCCATCATATTTGTAGCCATGATAATATGACCGTCGGCCATCTGCTTTTGCTTTTTAAGTCCAACCTCAGCCGTGGCTAACACCGCTTTTAAATAATCCTTCTCAGCACCAGTTGATTTGTCTACAGCTATTTTTAAGTTTGATACGATAGTCATGTATCTAGACGTGTCTTGCCCTGCGTCACTAATAACACCTTTCCACTCAGAAAATAAGCCAGTAGTTTCATTTATGGCTGTATTAACTAAACCCATTCCATTCACTAAGGCTGGCAAAATAGTATTACCTAAATGCGTTAATTCTACATTTAAATTGTTTTTCAACATCTGATATTGCGCAGCTGACGACTCGCTTTGTTTATCAACCGCATCAGTCAATGCATTAGTTCCATCTTGCATACTAGCCATAGTCTCAATATACTCATCACTTTGACTACCTAACAATCCCATTGCTACCGTTTTCGCCTCAGCTGAACTAATTAAATTCTTAAACTCATTATCTGTTAAACCAAGCTCAACTTTCATACGCTCTAGCAAAGGTACAAATCCCTCTGCTTCAACAGCAGCTTTCACATTTGAAACACCCATTTGCTCAAAAGCTCCAGCAAGTTTTGTTGTATCACTAGTCATTTCTAAAAAGAGCTGACGCAAACTGTTCTGAACAGCTGATGCTTTCATAGTTGTTGTAGTAACTGCAGCAGTGGCAGCACTTAATTCTTTCAATGAAACACCTGTATCGACTGCGATTGGTGCAACATTACCAAAAGATTGTGTTAGTTCTGATACTGTTGTTGTACCTTTTTTAACTGTTTTGAATAAGATATCAGCAGCTTCATCAGCGTCTTCAGCACTCATTCCAAAAGAATTTAATGCACCTGTTGTTAACAGTGTTGCCTCTTTAACCGTACCAAGACCACCTACCGCTAATCTTGATGCAGCATCTAAAACCAATAATGTATCAGCAGTTTCACCAAAACCAGCTGAAACAGCATCATATGCAGCAATTCCTAGCTCATCAGCTGTAACAGGCATAGTCCTTAATAAATCCTCGATGCCATACGTAAGGTTTTTAATTGATTTATCGACATCACCATCTAGCAATGTCGAAACACTAGCCATCTGTTTCTCAAACTTTACTGCCGCATTTATTGCCATTACACCAATGGCACTAGCAAAAGCAACAGACGCCTTCCCAACTTTGGAAAACGTCTTAGTTGCCTTGTCCGTTGCCTTTATGACTATATTAACTTCTTTTGTTGCCATTCTTTTTAATTTGGTTATTTGCTTTCTCTGTTTCGTAATTCATTATTTCAATAAAGGTTTGCATTCTTTTGTTGTTATAACGTTTCCAATCCAAACCAAACTCTTTTGACATTACATAGTCCGTATATTCTTCACTTCCATCAATGACTTTATACCCTCTGACTATTTTTTTATAGAGTCCTGTAGAATTTTTTTTT